TTGACCCTCATTTCGACCGACAGTGCGAAAGCGAAGAAGCCGCAAACGACAGTCGACAAGGTTGTGGGCGGTGTCGTTAGTCTGGGACTACTTGCTTGGCTGGGCTCGTGTGTACTGGGTTCGAGTTCCAGCATGAGCGTAGAAGACAGCTTCATCATCCAGTGCACTGACATGTTCAAGCGTCACCTACAGCACCCGGCAACCTTCAGCTTGCTGGAAACCACGGGAGCTAGGGAGACCACTGACGGCTACCAGATGAGAAGCGTGTTCACGGGCGAGAATGCGTTCGGCGTTCCTCAGGAGATGGAGGGCCTTTGCACACTGCGGGGCGAGCGGATCAGTGCCAGTGTCGAGCCGCTATAGCTAGCACCTTGTTCTCTTTTTGTTCTGGCATGCTGACTCTCCACCCGATGGAGAGTCGCCATGTCCAACCTGCGAACCGCTCGGCAGATCACTGACGCCGGACTGGTGCTCCGCATCGCGTGCCGATGTGGGCACGAGAGCTTCATGGACCCCCTCACGGTGTCCTTCATCTACGGCGATGGTTTCGATTTCTATCAGGACCAAGCCGAGCTTTACGCCGTCATCCGGTGCGAGGCATGCGGCGCCGCCCGGCCCGTCATCGACTTCACGCCCGGCCGGGTGGCGGAGGATGGGCGGGCGATACCGGTGGAGACGACGCACGACTACATCATGGAGCGGCCGTCCCGCCGCGCTGGCCACCGGTAAGGTGCTAGTACTGCAAACGCATCTGTTGAATTTCGGCTCTTATCCGAGCCACGAAGCGGGTGCTCGCGCTTATCGCACCATTTCCAGCTTCGTCTATGTCGCGCTCCGAGGTTGCATTGCCTAGCGCGTCGAAGAGCGGTGCGACCTCGTCGTGAAACTGGAATAGAAGGTCGGAAAGCTCACTAAGCTTCGCCTCTGTGTTCGCTTGTAGAAACGCCTCGAAGGAGACAAACCAAGGGCTGTAGGTTCGGCGTACCCATCTAGTCACCTCGACAAGGCGCGCCGCTTGGTCTGCCGCGTCGGCCCCATCGCTTGCGACTTCACGCACCGCGTCTTCAAGTGTCGAGAGCTTCGCTTCAACCGGAGTGGTGACCAGCCCGTCGAATGTGCTTCTAGCGTCGGCCTTTCGAGCCAGCCGCTTCTCTATCAGCCGGCCATCAACGAAGGTGTAGCAGGAAAGAACGATAGCGCCCAAGGCTAACCAGTCAGCAGTCTCCATAGTCGGCCTGCCCCCACGGCGTGACCGCTAAATCAGCGGTCGCCGACTTGCTGTTGCGTTGCGGATGCCAACGTCAATCCACTGCCGAACTTGGTTGGAGCTTTGGAACTGATACTTCCGCAGAAACCCGTCGCGACCATTCAAACGCGCGATGCTCTCGGAAAAAAGCCCCTGGAAGTACGATGGGGAAATGGTGTCCACATAGTCCGGGACCACTACTTCAACAACGCCATCGGTGTTGTCGAGGTCGTCAATGTGGAGTTGCCTCCTGGCCGCAATACCGCGCTCCTTACCGGAGAGGTTGCGCACCTTCCCATTGTCGGTGAGTTCGGCGAAGTTGACCATGTTTGAGCTCATTTCAGGCATCCCGAGCTTTTACGGACCCGTCCAACACAAAGCGAAGCGATATGAGTGTTCCGGGAAAACGCTTCGCAAGCGTCTTAACGTGCGTCTCGGCGGGCGGCTCCATAACATCATTGTCGGCGTTAAACCACTGCAATCGCGGCTCACCGTCACCAGACGATAAACCGCGTGCAAAGGGCTGCGCGAAGCGGATGTAGGCTCTCCCCGACATTATCGCAACCTTGGCTGACAATTCGGGTAGGTCGGTTTTCCCTACCTCATTTGCAAACTCGACGATGTCCATCAGTCCAGTGCCACCAGATGGCATGCCCTCTCCCTGGTCTATTCGCGATATGCCGTCTTGGAGTGCGAAGACGGTGGCGAGCGTCTCGTGGTGCTGGCCCGCTCCACGGTGGCGCCTTCGATAACTGTCTACCTGGTTTCGGATAGTAGCCGGTGAGTCGGTGATGGTTTCAGCTATTGGGCGACCAGGGTTGAAGAAGCAGAGATGGCAGACGTGTACGGTGCTTATCTCCCCCTCTATCTTGATTTCCCTCCGAGCCATGAAACCGGCAGCTATCCATTCACCATCGCCGCCAGTCCGGCCGTGGCGCTCTGCATTGTTTAGTATCTCCCCGACGAACGCCTTGATCTTGCTGGCCCCCCAAGTGGTTAGGGATGACGGAGGCTCGATCTTGCTTAGCCAATGATCGACATGTCGGGCAGTGCGGTCCGCAACAATTTCCGCCCTGCTAGGTTCAAAGGCCACGTTTTCGCTTGTTGAGGTTCCCGACCCTCGGCGTCGCTCCAGCGGGAGTGCCCAAATATCTCCGAACTTCAGCTTCGCGCCGAATGGTCTCATCCGAAGAAATTGCCGGAGATTGACGGCCTCCAGCACTTTCATCGTCTGCTGCGTCACCCGTCCGCCAGTAACGAGCGGTGCCATCCGCTCAAACATGATGCCCAAGACGAGAAATGGCCCGACATCAACTATATCTGGGTCAAGAAAATCGACCTCAACCGCAGCCGCGTCGCACTCCGCTCTAGCAATCTGCGTTAGAATGCCTAGCGCGCCGTCGGGATCATCAAGGATGGAAAAGTCGGTGACCGGAATACGGACCGTCCTGCGGCGCCGCGCTATGTCGGACCGCCATATTGCGGATCGGTTAGGCACTAGCGCGTCCATGATCTCGCACTCGCGTCGCTTGGCCAGAAGCAGTTCTTTCGAGAACTGCACGCGCTTCTGTGGGCGCCGCCGCAACTCAATCTTCCGAGCCAGTTTCTGACCGAACTTTTGGCTGCCAGTGCGCTGAATACCTCTTCGCTTCACGCGCCCCTTTAGCGCTCCATACTCAGCGTCGTTCAACCCCTGCAATTGTCTCTTGGACAGAGTTTTCAGGCTGACCGGCCAATCAGGTCCCCTTCGAGTTGTACGCGCCAATGCTTACATGTCCCAATGTTGCTACCTTCCAGATGTACAGCGATTCACCCGCGAGAGCGTCGCCAAATGGAGGCCCTACTTCGGCATCTTGCTAAACAGGGACGGCACCACCTGAGTTAACCTTGGCATCGGGAGTACTCCTTCCCTGCTTTCAGACAAACGGAAATCATGCGACAAGCCGCGACATGTTCCTTTAGAGGAGGTGCGCCATGTCGGTTCGCAAGCGTGAATGGACCAACGCCAAGGGCGAAGCCAACGAGGCGTGGGTGGTGGACTACGTGGACGGCTCTGGTGTCCGTCGCCTGAAGACGTTCAAGCGGAAGAAGGACGCGGACGATTTTGCCGCCACCGCGCGTGTGGAGGTCCGCAGGGGCGTCCACGTTGCTGATGGAGCTTCGGTAACGGTTCGCGAGGCGAGCAAGCTATGGCTGGCCGAAGCCAGAGCGGCCGGTCTTGAGCGCACGTCTATCGCGCAATACGAACAGCACCTTGAGTTCCACATTTTCCCGCACCTCGCGGATAAGAAACTCACGACTCTAAACGCTCCCGTCATCTCGAACTTTCGCGACACGCTCCGCGATGAAGTGCTGGTCCCGAAGGGTCGCCGCAAAGCCAAGAGGTCCCCGGCAATGATCCGAAAGGTAATGAGTAGCCTTGGCTCCCTTATTGCTGACGCACAAGAGCGCGGTCTTGTCGGCCGCAACGCTGTGAGGGATATGCGCGGCGCACGGAAGCTAGGTAAGGATCGGCGCCTTGAGAAGCGTCAGAAGGGAAAGCTTGTGGTCGGCGGGGACATCCCGATGCCCGCCGAAATAAAGGCTATCGTCGGCAAACTGGAAGGGACCTGGCGCCCCCTCCTCCTTACCGGTATTTTCACCGGTCTTCGGGCTTCCGAGCTTCGCGGACTCAAGTGGGAGGACGTGGACTTTGACAAGCGGGTTCTCCATGTCCGGCAGCGTGCCGACCGCTTCAATGACATTGGCCGACCTAAGTCCGCGACCTCGGAGCGCGAGGTCCCGATGCCTCCGCTCGTGCTCAATACCCTCCGCGAGTGGAAGCTGGTCTGTCCGAAGAAGGCCACCGACAAGACGGAAGATAAGGGCAACCGGGTGCGGGTGCTGGACCTAGTTTTCCCGAACGGAAATGGAAATGTGGAGTCGCATGCGAACATCATCAATAGGGGCCTCCATCCGGTCCAGTTGGCGGCCGGCGTCACAGTCGATAGCGGTCTAGTGGGAGCGGATGGCCTGCCCCTTAGGACCGCCAAGTACACGGGCCTCCACGCCCTCCGTCACTTCTACGCCTCTTGGTGCATTAATCGCCGTGAGGATGGCGGGCTTGGGCTTCCGCCCAAGGTGGTACAAGAGCGCCTAGGGCACTCATCTATCGTCATGACCATGGACGTCTACGGTCACCTCTTCCCAAGGGGCGATGACTCAGATGAGCTGGCTGCCGCTGAAACGGCTTTGCTTGCATGACAAGAACTGGGGTCGAGAAGCGGGCGATAGTCCGCGCAATTCATGACCTTTCCAGATCACCGATACCTCCGTCCGCTGGTTTGGACCGGGCGCTGGCTGCGCTGGTCGCGGGTGAAGATCGAAGGTTTTATTCTCACCCTGGCTTCGACCTAATTGGTATCATTCGGGCGGTCACGGGTTACTTGCTGAACCGCAAGATCAGTGGCGCGAGTACGATTGAACAGCAGCTAGTTCGCACCATAAGGGGTCGCTACGAACTCACCGTTGGCAGAAAGCTTTCAGAGATCGCTATTGCGATTCATGTCTCCCAACGCTTCACTAAGCGCCAACTGGCACTTGCGTACCTAAAGGTTGCGTACTTCGGTTGGCAGGGCAACGGCCTTGAGGCTATCGCTTCGACACATCGCATCAACTTGGCTGAGGCTACGGCAAAGGAGGCTGCCTTCTTTGCAGCAATGCTCAAGTACCCACTGCCGCAACATCCATCTAGGCAGAAGCTAGAAAGGGTGCTGAAACGTGCTCAGTACATTGAAGAAATTGTTGTCCGGTCCAGAGGCAAACACGGGATGGACAACTAGCCTGACGTCTCGATACCCAAATCCCGGCGACTGGGACAAAACCGTACCCATCTCAAAGCGTGAAGTTTTCAGGTTTGCTAGGCAGTGGCTATCCGAAGGAGTGCCATATGTTTTTCGCGACCATCCCATGGCTTTCGAAGCGGCCCGAGAAGCGATGGCGCAAAGCCTTGAGATCAGCCCAAAGCACATAAGCATGACCGGGAGCGCTAGGCTCGGGTACTCTTTGGGCAGCGATTTTGGGAGAGCGTTCAACGACACGTCCGACCTAGATATCTTTATAGTCGATGGCGCATTGTTCAACGACCTGGCTATCGATGCTAGGCACTTCGCTAAGCGCTTCATCGACGGGGACGCGAAGCCATCGAACGACACGGAGCGAAACTACTGGGTGTGGACGACCGACAACATCGAGGATTTCATCGTCAAGAAGCGATTCATCCAACACTCGTTTCTGCCTAGCTTTGACCGATACCCCACGGTTCAAGGCATCTCCCGGTCAATCTCAAGGTTCAAGCAGACGGCGCAACGGCAGTCCCGACAGTATTCGGACCGAAAAGTATCCGTGCGAGTTTACGAAGATTGGGAGGCCGCTACTGGGCAGATTGGAGGCTCGATGGTCGCCGCCTTGGCCCGCAGCGGGTTTTCGGTCACATCGGGCCCACAAAGTGGCTAGCGTGACACAGGCGCGACATGGAGCCCAATACCACCGGATTCCGGACGCTATTAACGGCATCATAATCCGTGTGTCGGGGGTTCAAATCCCTCCTCCGCTACCACTAATTACCCCAAGCCGCATGGCAGGAAATTGCTCGCCGCCGATCAGGGCATTGAGCTTTCCCTCAACTCGCACGGTCGCGATCTTCGCCGCGCCGGGCGTGATGACGATGCGATCGATCAGCGCTCGGATAGGTTCGGCGGCCGGGTGATCGCGTTCGCTGCCTTCCCTGAGTGCTACCTCGAGCCGGTCGACGGTATCGAGGTACGTGGTCACAGCTGCCGGGTGCAGCTCGATGACCTTCGGCTTTTCGCCGACAGATGCCAGTTGGGCGGTGATCTCCGCCCGCTCCGCCTTGAGGCGAGCGATATCGGCCGCGGCATCATCCTCGCCGATCAATCCCTTGATGACCAAGCCGATCGCACGGTCTAGCTGTCCCTGAACGGACGCCAGCCGACGGTCGAGTTGCGCCTTGTGCTTGGTGCTATCCAACGCGAGGGCGCGGCGCTCGTCGTTGTAGGTGCGCAAGTAGAGCGCGATGGCGGCCTTGTCCTTCAGGCGGGCTTTCAGGCCGTCCAGCACGACCGGTTCGATGGTGTCGAGATATTCGGTGCGGGTGTTGGTGCAGGCGCCCTGTCTGGCGGCGGCACAGTGGATTCGCACCCTCCCGGCGGAACGATCCTTGATCGACATGCCGGCGCCACAGCAACCGCACTGCAACAGCCCAGCGAACAGGCCTTTGGGGCGCCGCGCCTTCCATGCGGGGGCTTTACCGATATCTCCCAGCTTGGCCTGTACCGTCGCGAAAGTCTGCTGATCAACGATAGCAAGATGCGGAGCAGCAGCCCGCTGCCACTCATCGACTGGGTTCTGGCGCGACACGCGCTTGCCGGTGTCGGGGTCTTTGACCATGCGGACCCGGTTCCAGACGATCTCGCCGCTGTAGATAGGATTGACGAGGATGCCATGACCACGGACCCGGTTGCCTCGCAGCACGCCGTCGGACCAGTACGTGCCGCGCGGTGGCTTCACCCCTTCGGCATTCAGGGCAGCGCAGATGGCGCGCGGCATCTTGCCGGCGGCATACTCGGCGAAGATGCGCCTGATGATTGCGGCTTCATCGTCGACGATCTCGAGCTCGCCCGGCTTGCCCAGGATGGGGCGATAGCCATAGGCCCTGCCCCCGGCATGGCGGCCGTCGCGGGTCACGCCGGCCATGCCGCGCCGGACCATGACCTTCAGATCCTCGAGGTATTGGGCGTCGATGATCGCCTTGATGCCGTCGGTCAGCCTGGTGACCTCGCCATCGCTCGGCGTCATGGTCTTCACGCCAGCGAAGGTGAGGCGCTTCCTGATCTCGGCGCGGTCGCCTTCGTCGCGGGCAAGGCGGCTCAGGGTTTCGACCACGACCACATCGAAGAGCCGCTGGCGGCCGTCGCTGATGAGGCGCTGAATGCCGTCGCGGCCATGCATCGAAGCGCCCGACTTGGCGCGATCGGCATAGACCTCAACGACGTCGAAGCCCTGCCGCTCGGCATATGCGCGGCAGGATTCGATCTGATCCTCGATGGACCGATCGCGCTGAAGGTCTGAGCTGAAGCGCGCGTAGATCGCCGCCTTGGTCATGCCGTGCGTCGGCTGGCTTCGCCGGCCGCTTCCCCGTTCTGGGCATAGTGGTCGCGCCGCGCCTGCTCCTTGGCAAGGGCGATAATGATCGCAGCGACCTCAGAGGGCAGCTGCTCAGCATTCTCACTCGCGGGGCGACTTCTGAGCTTCATTCTACGACTACTTCGTAGCATGAAGCATTTTTAGGCTCAAGGCTACGGAAAGATCGTAGCGGTCATTAAAAGGCGATTCGGCGGTAGACCCCGGTCACTATGCCTTTGATAACGACGCTGTCGTCCCCGCTAATCCGGAAGCCCTGCCATTTCGGGTTCTTGCTACGAGGAATGGCCCACCAGTCGTTTCCGCGCTGCTGCAGTTCCTTGATCGTCGTCTCAACCAACTGACCGGCGTCACGATGGCGCTCAATGTGAACCAGAGAGCCGCCTTTCAGACCAAGGTCCGGCTCGGGGTACTCTACGCAGACTGCAAATTCGCCCTCAGCAAGGACGTCGCCCACGCTATCCCCCACCACCTCAAGGGCATACTGTGAAGCCTTGAAGAATTGCACCAACGGCATCACGGGGATTCGGCGGTCTTGCCCCATTTCCGCTGCGGCTGCATCGACAAAAATCCCAGGCTGAGCTTTGCCGACAACCGCAAGCCCTCGAGTCACAGACTCGCCGACTAAAACTGTCTGCTCTCGCATCATGCGACCGCGGCCTGTCATCAGCCACTCGATATTGACGCGAAACACGTCAGCGTACCGCTTCAACGCCTCAACCGGGATGCCAGCACTACCGTTCGAGTGGCCGGCGAACGTCGAGTAAGGAATGTTGGTACGCTTGGCAACGTCAGCGGCGGAATTGTAACCAGCAGCCTTCCAAGCTGCACGGAGCCGTCCGTCGGTGGTCGAATAGTCTGCTGGGTCGCTCATAAAGGTGACTATGCCACACGAAGCTACGGATTTCTCGTAACCGACCATTGACTTTTCTACGGGAAATTCGTAGATGATCACCATCCAAGCTTCTTCACATTAGGTGCGGGATGGAGCCATCAGAAATCAAAAGTTGCCGCGGGCAACTCGGGCTTACGCAGCAGCAACTGGCCGATGAAATTGGCAACCACGTCTCGACGGTGGCTGGGTGGGAACAAGGCATTGCTCGTATCGCGCCCAGTGCTGCTGCATATCTGCGTAGGCGCCTCCAGGAACACGCGGTTCTCAAGTTGCTGCAGGAATTCGGCGCGGACGAAGTGCACGAATTGCTGGCGTTGGGCAGGGCGGTTCGAAACATTGCCCAGCTGGGGCACGCTGACGGTGTGACCGAAGACAGCGACCGGATCGCCGCCTGAATGAATTCGCTGCGCCACCTCAGCGATGGAAGCCGGCGACGGCACGCGATCATCGCGGCCGGCTTCCTACTCATCCCCCCAGCGCCGATTACGGCTGCTCCGGGGGTGCTGGTGCCGGAGCATGGCGGCATTGGGGATCGGCCCCGGCACCAGCGGCGCGGCACGGGGCTCGCCGCGAACCTGAATTTTGGCGCGTCTACGGGCGCGCTCCGCCGCGAGATTGATCACTACAGCTGCCAGGCTCTCGGTCTTTCTCACGGTCACTTCGATAGTCCTTTCGGTCTGCACGTCGTCTTCAACGCTGAGAAACGTAGCGTTGGAGCGATTGCACATGCCGAGAAATCCTTTGCGTTTGGGGCAAATTATGACTGACCTGACCGTCGTCGATGATGCAGATGCCGTCGACAAGGCGGCGGTCTGGGCCGACGCCCTGCTGGATCGGGTCCACCAAGGTCCCGGCGATACCGTCGAAGCGTCGATGCACCGCGCCGAGCAGGCGTATGGGATCCCCGCTCAGACCTTCTGGGCGCTCCGCTACCGCAAACCGAAACAGATGGCCGTGGCCGCGTGGCTGAGGATCAAGGCCGCCTATGACACGGCCTGCGCGCGGCAAGAGGCCAAACTCCGCCATGAGCTCGAAATCGCCAAACAACTCCCGCCGACCCCTGCTCGTCTCGCTCTTGTGGCTGAGGCTGAAGCTCTACTGGGACCGGGTGATCGCAAAGATCTTCAGGCGACGCCGACCAGGCGCGCCGGCTGACGAATAGCGCCGCGGCGGCGCTTGAGCCGGGGCGGGTGAGGCGAGAACACCTCCATCCGTTCCGGCTCGACAGTTCGAAATGGAGATGCCTGATGGAACACGACAGGATCGTGGACGCCCAAGCTTTGGCGACGGTCGAAGGCGGCAAGCTGGTTGCCGACGACGGCGATCTCGACGCCGCCTTCGAAGACTTCCGGGCGGCGCTGACCAAGGCGCAGAAGGTGGGAAACATCATCCACATGCGCGCGGCCGTCGAGGCCTACGACAGATTTTACGAGGTTCTGACGCGTGGCTGACGACGGCTTCGTCATCGAGCTCGAGCAGCAATTGCTCGGTGCCATTCTGGCCGGCGGCGATCACCGCCCGGTCTTTGCCTTCATGGACGACCACCAGTTGGTAGACCCTATCCACCAGGCCATCTTTGCTGCGGCGCGGCTGGCGCTGGAACATTTCAGCTCGACCACGGTGCCGGTGGTGTTGCGCCTCATCCAGCCGGAGGTGTTGCAGACCTTCAAGGCGGGTACGGGCCTCGAACTCGGTGCCTACATGGGCAGATGCACCACGGATACCCTGTATAGCGCCGGCACCACGATGGCTGCGGCGCGGAAGGTGGTGGCGCAGTGGGCGCGCATCCAATTGGCGGTGGAGGCCAAGACTGTTGCCATCGCCGCCTCGGCACCAGAAACCGATGTACAGTCGCTACTTCGGAGCCTCGCGTCCACCGTCGACGATCTTGGATCAACGTTGCGGCGGGGCGGCCGGGGTCGTACCGCCAGATGGCTAGGGGAGAGCGCTGAAGCCTCACTGGCCGCGTCGCGAGCCGCACGTGAGCGGCATGGCCTCACCGGGATCACCACCGGCCTTGTTGACATCGACCGCATCACTGGCGGCCTGCAGCGCAAGAACCTCATCCTTCTCGGCGCCCGGCCGTCCATGGGCAAGACCACTTTGGGGACCAGTATTGCCTTGTCGGCCGCCAAAGCTGGAAACGGAGTCGGGTTCCTCTCAATCGAGATGGGCCATGAGCAGCTTTCACCCCGGCTGCTGTCCGACCTGGCCTTCCGGCGGGCGGTGACTATCCCGTACGAGAGCATCATCAACGGCAGCGCCAGCAACGACGAGCTGGAATATCTCGACGCCATCGCCGCCGATATGGCGGCACTGCCGGTTCGCATCGAAGACAGCTCCGGGCTGACGATTTCCGACATTCGGGCGAAGGTCGAAGGCATGGCCGCCGAGTTTGACGCCGGCGGCTTCGCCCTCGATCTCCTTGTGGTCGACCATTTGCTGAAGGTGAAGCCGACCAGCCGCTATTCCGGCAACCGGGTGCTTGAGCTTGGCGAGATCACCGAGGGGATGAAAGAACTGGCCAAGGAATTCGACCTGCCCGTGCTGCTGCTGACGCAGCTCAACCGGGCCGTCGAGCAGCGCGACGACAAGCGCCCCACCCTCGCCGATCTGCGCGATTCTGGAGCCATCGAACAGGACGCCGATATGGTGATGTTCCTGTATCGGCACGCCTACTACCTGGCCCGGGAAAAGCCGTCGACGCTCGACAAGCAGATTGAGCGGGACGCGGACCTGGCCGCGTGCCTTCATCAGGCCGAGGTCGAGATCGCGAAGCAGCGCAACGGCCGGATCGATACGATCGAACTGTTCGTCGACATCGGATGCTCGCACTTCGGGAACGCCGCTCGGCGTGGATACGGGGAGATGACCCGTGCAGCGTAACGGCAGCGTCAGTGTCTTTGCGGTTTCGCGGGCGATCTTCGACCACCCGGCGTTCGCCAAAGAGCCGTTCACCGAGCGCGAGGCATGGCTGTTCCTGATCTCGGAAGCGGCCTGGCGGCCCACTACCATTAGGGTGGGTAGCGTGCAGGTCGACCTGAAACGCGGGCAATGTGCGCACTCAATCCGCTTCCTCGCGGACCGGTGGGCATGGAGCAAATCGCGCGTTGATCGGTTTTTCGGTCGATTGAAAATCGGGACCATGATTGGGACAGCAGCGGGACAGGGCGTCACTGTCGTAACCATCTGTAATTACGACGAATATCAGAAGGTCGGACTGCCAGAGCGGGACGGCAACCGGGACACCGAGCGGGACAGCAGCGGGACAGCAGCGGGACAGATAAGAAACAGGGAAACAGGGAAAGAAGATATCTTGTCCGAAACTGGCGTTTCGGACGCCCCTGCAAAGAAGGCTTCGAAGAGGTCGGCGTACCCCCCAGACTTCGAAGCCGCCTGGCTCGCTTATCCGACGGATCGGTTGATGTCGAAAAAGAAGGCCGCCACCGCTTGGGCTCGGATTGGTGCCGACGAGCGCGCCAACGTAGCGGCGGCGATCCCGGCGTTCGTCGCCCATTGCCGAGCGACGCCGGACTACCGGCCGGTGCACATGGTCCGCTTCATCACCGAAGGGCGTGCCGAGGGTTTCCTGCAAACGGTCAAGCCGGTTTCCGAGGATGACTGGCAAAAGCGCCTCACGTGGGCCCGGTCGAAATCGATCTGGGCCACGGGCGAATGGGGGCCGGCGCCCGGACAGCCGGGCTGCCTCGCACCAGAGCATCTTCTCAAACCCAACGACGGCACCGGCTGGACGGAATGGTCCCGTCGACCGCAATCCGAAAAGGAAGCAGCATGACCGAGATGGTCATCAATTTGGCGGCCGAACGGTACGCCAGACGCAAAGGTAGGTCCGACCCGCGCGCGACGGCGGTGCCGGGATCCGTTGTCAATCGGCGCCCGCTCCAAAGGTCATTCGAGAGCGACGTTATGGGCTTTGTTCGCCAGAGGCCGGTGACCAAGGCCGAGTTCGAAGAAGCTCACCGGCTTGCCGACGAGCTCGAGGACAGTCCGGAGATGAGCGCGTTGGCGCACGGCGTGCTGGTCAACGCGCAGCAGCAGATTGGCACGGCGTTGGAGGTCGTCGAGGCCAGCATACGGGGAATGCCATACTCCGTTCTCGAAGAGCTGCAAGGCGGGTTGATGATCATCGAGGAAAGCCGCGGCCTGACGCTGGAGCTCGACGCACTTGCCACGCTCGTCGCGAACGAGGTCAACGCCCGTATGGTCTGCGGCGATGATCCGGACGGCGGTGCGGCATGAGTCCACATCACGGGAAAATCCCGTTTGGGGCCGATTTCGCAAGGACTGGCAATGGGTTGAGCAACCGATTCCGCCCATCGCATACGCACGCGCGTGTCGCGCGCCGTGCACGTGCATGTGCGTGCACGCGAGGGCTGTCCTATTTCTTGCTTTTGGTAACGCCCTCGTCTCTTGCCGCCTTTTCCTCCGCTTGCGCATCCTCGCGTCGGCCGAGATGCAGCACGCGCTCGCGGGCTGCCTGTTCTATCGCTTCTTGCAGAGAAGGCGCGGTTCGATACGGCCGTGTCACCACAGCAAGTTCTTCAAGATCGCCAACCGCCTTGATTAGACCGCCGTCGCCGCTGAAAACCGCGTCAAGCAACCTGAACTCCCAGGAATCGAGTGGAGGGGGCTCCTCGGTGAGGTTCACCACGTCGAGCACACTGTTGGCCGCCGCCCCCAAGTCCTCCAATAGAAGATCAAGTTTGTCGTCGACAAAGAGGGCGATCTTGCACAGTCGGCGGATGGCTTCCGAGCGGGTCGCTATGCGGTTTTCAAATCGCCAGTTGTCGATGGCCCCGAGCTCAGCATCGCTCATCATAATCGGGACGCGGTTGTCCTTCGGAGGCTTCTCGTCCGCCATCAAAATTTTCCTGCACAAGTTGTGCCAGTAGCATTGACACGCCGCCGCTCAAAGAGCAACGTAGCACAACTAGCACAAGTTGTGTCAGCCGCACAAACAAGGAGGGCCTGATGGCTCAGGTGCGAAACAACCGGTTCCCGATGATGCTTTCGGACGATGAGACGGAAGCGATCGAAGCGTACCGGTGGAGAAATCAGATCGGGAGCAAGGCGAAGGCCGCGCGTATCCTGATCGAAAAGGGCCTAGCAGCAGAAAACAGTGAGGGGCAGACCGCGCCAACGGTCCACCCCTCGAAGTAGCCACCGAAAAATCCGTGAGAGGAATTTCAGAATGACCGACACCACCGATACCACAACCACCCGCACCACCGCAAACGGCGTCAAGATCGGATCCCCGAGCCTGCCCGGCAGCATTGGTTCGTTCCCCGCCGCGCCCGAGGTCGTCGCCAAGGTCATGGCCAAGGTGAAGCGCGACGATGCCGACGGCGAAGAAGATCGGTCGGAACTGAAACGGCGCAATGCGATGCTCTCGACACTGGACCAGATCGGCGTCGGCTCGCTTGTCATGGTCGGCACCCCGAGCAGGGCCGATTGGGACGCTGGTTTCAAAGGCGAGGGCGTGCACATCATCCACGAAATGCGCGGCGATGATGTGGTCGTCGGTGATCACCCCGACGACCTGTTCCACGTCTACGACATCGTCGAGCATCTGGCGGGGGTCAGGATCGTCGAGGTTCTCCCGAATGCAGCGTCCTTCTTCGACCGGTGGCAGACTGTAAATCCGGCCGACGACAGCATTCTAGTCGCCATGGCGGCAGAACTGATGCCGCTGGCGGAAGAGGCGTCCAGGCGCTGGAAGACGGTGGTCGCTACGCGCGAATGGCACGACGCTTCCGTCAAGTTGGCCACGGGGAAGGCGCGGTACTACGATAACGAGGGCAAGGACTGCGCGGGCTATGCCGAATGGCGCGAGGCGCTTCGTGCCTACAGCGTGGTGGGCGATCGCGCTGCCCTGCTGTTGCAGGCGGTGAACTGGTGTCGACCACACACGCTGCAAGGCATCGCGGCGAAGAGCATCGGCCTGTATTTCGAACTGACGCAGGACGGGGGGGTCGGGGTTATCGAGTCCGCGGAAAGTTGGGAAGGCAGGATGGTGTCGCAGCTCATGCACGACGTGTGCGACGCCGCCGACCGGTACAACCCGATCCGTCCGACCGGCACCCTCGAGGCGCTGATCGAAGCGCACAAGGTGGCATGGGCAGCGTTCGGCGACACGACGGACGCCGAAGACGAGGCGCAGGACGCGCTGGAGGCGTTGAGCAGCAAAGACCCGATCCTGACCCCTGCCCGAATTGTCGGCGGCAAGATACCGGTCTACGTGGAGGTCTATGGCGAAGACGCGGACGCAGATGTGAAGCGGATCGCCGACGAGCACGACAGCTGGCTGCGCGACTGCGGCGTCGGCTACCTTGAAAAGTCGTTTCCGAAGGAAGCCGACCGCATCCGGCAGGCCGTCGCCGCCAGCCTGACCGAATGCACCGCCGTTTACTATCGTGAAGCCGCCCGGAAACTGGAGCAGCGCCGCGCACCGTTTCAGCCGGCAATCGACGCCTTCAACGCCGCCAACGATGCCGAGGTAGAGACGCTGCGGGCGGTGGTGCGGTATGTCCCTCAGAGCGTCGCCGAGGTTGCTGCGCAGGCCGGCTACCTGACCACGCTGGGCGTGACGGACAGCTACGAGGAATATTTGTCGGCGCTGGCTGCCATCGGCAACGGCCTCGAGCAGGCGGCCTGATCATGAGCACCAAGATTGACACCGGAGCGGTCGGCACTACGCCGGCCGCAGCAATCGACGAATTCAACGAGTTGGTGAGGCGGCTGCCCAGCGAAGAACTCGAGGGCTTCCTCGATTTCGGACGCGCTTTGACGGCCCTGAGCCAAAGCGACTACCCCGCCAAGGTGCCCGGCTATTATCCGGTCCTTGATGGCGTCGATACCGGACTGCATCTGGCGATCAACGGTCACTGGTCCGCCTGGGTGCATTTCCAGATCGCAGAGGGCGTCGACGAAACCTTTCAGGCGCAAGAAGCGGAGGCGGATGCCATGCTGCATCTGCTGGCGACGCCCGTCGTTGACGTTGCCGGACTGCGCGCGCTGATGGCGCATCTTGCGTGGTACGCGGCCGAGGAGCAGGAAAATCGCGCGGGCCACGACGAGTTGAGCGACCTACCCTTCGTCATGTTGGATACCCTGCAGATGGCAGCATCCGTGGCGGCTTCGGCCGTGCTCGATGCCATCGAAGCAAGAAAGGCGGCGTGACGATGGCCGATTTGGAGGGGGTCGCGGTGGCATATCGCGACCCTGGCGAACCGCCGGTGCTAGATTGGATCGAAAAGGATCTGATCACCGTGGACCCGACCTATCAGCGCGAGCTCGACGAGGCGCGCGTGCAGCGAATGTTGGAGTGGTTCACCTGGTCGAGCTTTGGCGCGATCGTCGTCGCCAAGGTCGAGGGCGGATACCACGTCACTGACGGTCAGCATCGGCTCGAGGCAGCCAAACGGCATCCGGCGATCACGGTGGTGCCCGCCGTCATCATCGAAACCGACGGCACGGCCGGCGAGGCGGAGAACTTCGTCGCGATCAACAAGGATCGCCGCAACGTGTCGAGCCTGCAGCTGTTCTGGGCGCAGCACGCAGCCGGCGATGCCGACGCGCTGGCGGTGATCATGGTGGCGGAGCGTGCCGGGCTCACGGTGCTGCGGTACCCGGCCAGTAAGGGCGATTACCACGACGGGGAAACCATCGCCGTCGGCGGGATATCGGCGCTGCGTAAGGAATGGGGCGACCGTCGCGCCGCAGTCGTGCTGGAGCAACTGGCCAAGGGCAAGCTGGCGCCGGTGACCAGTCAACACATGAAGGCCGCCGAGTTGCTGCTGACCGACGCCGAATTCGACGAGGTCGACGCGGACATGCTCTGGCTGGCGATTGACGGTGCCCGGCTGACCCTAGACGCCGACGCCAAGGCCTTCGCTGCCACCCATCGCGTGCCCATGTACAGGGCGATGGCCAGCACTTGGTTCAAGAAGGCCCGCAAGCGGCGGAAGGCGGCGGCTTGAAGCTCCCTCCCGCAATGCAGGCGCTGGTCGATATCGCTAAACTGGAACCACAGCCCGGAGACGTCGGAATTATCGACTGTCCGAAATGCGAGCGGCACACCTTCCACTGGTGGAAGGAGAAGATAATCGGCAAGCTCAGCGGCTCTTGCACGTCTTGCCAGTTGAGGCTGCCGAGAGCTTAGGCAGGGCTACGCGTCCCCAGATTGCCCACGCAGAAGGAACCACATCTGGCTCCTTCTGTGGTGCGGGCAGCCCGTATATTCCCCATTGACAACGGTGCGGGCAGCCCGTACATACGGGCGCATGCACACCGTTGTCGAAACCCCGTCGTTTCTTGCCGCCGCCAAGGCTGCTGGCATGTCCGACGACGTTCGCGCTGAGATCGTTGAAGCACTCGCCGATAACCCGCAGATGGGCGACCTGATCGCCGGTGCGGGCGGGGTGCGCAAGTTTCGGTTCGCAAAGCCGGGGATGGGCAAGCGCGGTGGCTATCGGGTGGTATCGTTCTATCACGACGAAGGCCTGCCGGTGTTCCTGCTGTCGGTGTTCGGCAAGAACGAAAAGGACAATCTGTCCAAGGCGGAGCGCAACGACCTCGGGGTGGCCGTTAAGGCGATTGCCGAGGCGTACGTAAAAAAGGAAGGCAAGGGAAAATGACCAAGAACGCGTTCAGCAAAATCATGGCCGGGCTGCAGGACACCTTGGAGTATGTCGAAGGGGAGCGCGCCGGCTTCGTCACGCACATTCCGGAAGAGGTAGACCTGAAGGGCATTCGAAAGGGCCTTGGACTAAGCCAGGTCAAGTTCGCCGAGGCGTTCGGGTTTTCCCCCGGGCGAGTGCGCGACTGGGAACAGGCGCGGTTCGCCATCGACGCCGCGTCGCGCGTCCTGTTGACCGTAATTGCCAAAGAGCCGGCAGCAGTGCTCCGAGCCCTGGGGCAGCAGGACGAATATGTCGTGACTGTTCATGCCAAGCGCGCCAGCGGGTCGGCGACCAGCGTCGCGCCGAAGGTCAGTAAACGGTCAAAACCGGAAAATATGACCATCAGGTCGGCCGGATGACTAAGTCTGGACCACGAGAGTAGGCTGCGGTATAAGGATACCGTTCTCGCCTCACCTGCCCCGGCTCCCAATGACCATGTTGGGGGCTCCACTTGCTCGACGAACAGATTCTCTCGCTGCACTGGTACTTGCTGCGGGCGCGGCCGAACCGCGTATTCAAAGCGGCGCTGGCTCTGCAGGACCGGGGGTTTCAAACCGCCCTGCCCCACGAATGGCGAGCTCGGCGCCGATCGCGGCACTGCAAGTCGGTGACACGCTTCCCGCTGCCGCACCTCGGTCCCTATCTGATCACAGGCTTTGAAACGCGCACGCCGGCCTGGCGCAGCCTATTCGAGGATCCGCTGCTCGAGCCGCTCTTGTCGGGCGTGGTGTCGATAACGAGCGACGGGCTCCCCACGCTGATCCGGCCCAAGGAAATCGTTCGGCAGCACCACCGCTATGGACCGGAGCTGTTTCGGCTGCCGCCCAAGAGCATCGTTGACGAGATCGAGGATCAGCGCCTGCAGGCCGGCGACGCCGTCCGCATCGGGCGATGGCAACAGGGCTGGATGCGGGCATCGGCGGAATTTGACGCTGGAGGGTTCGCAGACAAAGTCGTCACGATTGACCGGATTGAAGGCGACATGGCCAAGGTGGTGATGGCGATGTTCGGCAGCGAGCGGGAGATCACGGTACCGCTGGAACATCTAGCGGCGGCATAGGCACTTGCCAAATCAGCGGTAGTCAAATACCACACCCATGCAGACGACCGGTGAGCAGCGCCAGCCTTAGATGCCGAGGCGCTACCGATCTGGGCCACCCTACTGCAGTGGCCGCCCAAAGCGAAGCATTGCCGAATTTCCAAGGTCCCGCCTAGCAGCAAGCCCGGCGGAGCGCGCGCGGCGCGGCGGTGTGACCCGCCTTCCGCGAAGTCGTCGGGTCGACACGGCGCATCTCCCGGGGACGGCAGCCTCGCGCCAGTGCGAGCGACAGGTTCGCCGTCCCTCGTGTTTCCAGAGCACCTGAAAGCGGCGTGCGGCCTTCGAGAGAAACCGCGTCCCATCTACCGCGCGAAGCAGGGTGCGGCGCCCTTAGGTATTTCAGCAGAGTGATCCAATGGCAGCGCCCGAAGGCAACAGCTTTTGGCAAATGCGCAGCTCGCATGGCCGCAAGCCCAAGTTCGAAACAGCAGAAGCCCTGTGGGACGCCTGCTGCGAGTATTTCCAGTGGGTGGAAGCCAACCCGCTGAAGGAATCGCAAGCCTTCGCCTACCAAGGCGACGTGAAGCTGCAAGAGCTTCCGAAGATGCGGGCCATGACCGTGACGGGCCTGTGCATCTTCCTTGATATCTCGCGCACGACCTGGGACGTGTGGCGAGACGCCGATGGTTTTGCGGACATCACAACGCGGGTGGACGAGATCATCCGAACGCAAAAATTCGAGGGCGCGTCGGCCGGGCTGCTCAACCCCAGCATCATCGCCCGCGATCTTGGTCTGAGCGACAAGTCGGAAACTGCGCATTCGGGCACGATGACGTTCCAGACCATCTACGAAGCGCCACCGAAGAAGTGACGCTGCACCAGTTTCGGGTCCGCTGGTATCAGCGGAGCTTCCACGAGGCACTGGTCAACCGAACGCACGATCGGCTGATGGCCATCTGGCATCGTCGCGCCGGCAAGGACGAGATCGTCCTGAACGCAATGCGTGAGCTGGCGCTGAAGGACCCAGGCACCTACTGGCATTGCTTCCCCGAGCAGAAGCAGGCCCGCAAGGCGATCTGGAACGGCGTCAACGGCCACACCGGCAAGCGAAGGATATTCGAGGCGTTCCCGCAGCCGCTCATCGAGCGCATGCAGGACGACGACATGTTCATCGAGCTGAAGAACGGCGCGACGTTTCAGCTCATCGGCTCGGATCGCTACGACAGCACCGTCGGTTCGGGCCCCAAGGGCATCGCCTATTCCGAATGGGCGCTGAGCAACCCCAGCGCCTGGGCGTACCACTCGCCGATGATCCGCGAGACTGGCGGGTTCGCAGCCTTCATCACCACTCCTCGCGGCAACAACCACGCCCGGACGATGTACGCTCGGGCTAAGGCTCAACCCGAGACGTGGTTCGCGGAGCTGCTGACTGCCGAGGACACCGGCGCGCTATCCGCTGCCGACCTTGCCGAGGCGCTGAAAGAATACCAGGACCTGCACGGCATCGACCTGGGCCTTGCGATCTTCGAACAGGAATATCTCTGCTCATTTGCCGGCGCGATGATCGGCGCCTACTGGGGCGCGGAACTCGCAAAGGCCGAGCGTGACGGCCGCATGGGGCTGGTTCCCATCGATCCGAACCACCCGGTGCATACCGCATGGGATCTGGGCAAGGCCGTCAATAACCCGATCTGGTGCTTTCAGGTCATCGGCGGCCGGCTCAAGATCGTGGACTTCTACCGGCCCGAGAGCGACGACCTCGAGGAATGGGTCGGCTGGCTCAACGGCAAGGGCTATCACGGCGACGACTATGTCCCGGATGACGTCATGGACTTCATCTGGGGCGCCAAACACACCCGATGGGACTTGCTGAAGGCGGCCAAGCGAAAGCCCAAACTGGTCAAGCGCATCGCCGTAGCCGAAGGCATCCACGCCGGCCGAGAGGCGATTAAGGTCGCCGACTTCCATCTCGGGGACGATGAGCGCGGCCAGCGTGTCGAGACGGGCACGGACGGCCTCAAGAACTACCGACGCGAGTGGGACGACGACCTTAAGACCTTCCGGGAAAACCCGGTGAAAGATTGGGCGGAACACATCGGCTCGTCGTGGCGCTATCTGGGCCTGGCATGGCGCGATGCGATCAAGGCCGCGCCGCCACCGAAGAAACCGACCGAACTCGCCTACACCGCGGGGCCGAACGGCAGCATCCAGGGCAACATGTCCGTCAAGGATGCGGTCGAGGCCCTGGTCCGCAGGCGCCGAGCAAGGGGCTGACACAGCATGGCAGAGACGAAGACCGAGCGGCGGAAGCCGGACGGCGAAGCCTTGCGCAAGGAAGGCAAGCGATGGATCGAACGCATCGAGGCCAGCGCCAAGCTCGAAAAGACGTGGCTGGACGACGCTGAGAAGGCTGTGGCCGCCTATACCGGCGAAGGCCTCACCGAAGGCGCGACCGCCGGCAAGTTCGACTTCAACATCCTCTACGCCAATGTCGAAACCATCGTGCCGGCGATTATCAACTCGCCGCCGCAGCCCGACATCCGCCGCCGTTTCGCTGATGACGATCCGGTAGCCAAGGACGGTTCCGAGCTGCTGGAGCGAACCATCCGCATTCAGGTGGATGATAGCCGGCTGCAGATCGAGTTGGAACAAGCCGCGCATGACGCGTTCCTAGCCGGCCGTGGGCTGGTCCGCCTGCGCTTCAAGGCTGACGTGAGCGAGGGCAGCGATGAGCTACGCGAACTGGCCGAGGACTTCGCAGAAGAAAGCCCGGGCGGCCGAGAGAGCGCTGCAAAAGAAGAGCCCGGTGACGAAGCAGAATCCGGTGATGGCCCCACGGTCAAAAACGAGCGGCTCAGCTTCGAAGCCGTAAGCTGGCGCGACTACCGTCATGGCCCGGCCAAGCGCTGGGAAGATCGTCCATGGGACGCCTTCCGCCACGCCATTCCGATGGAAGACCTCGAGGCGTTTGCCGACAAGGCGATCACCGACGCCCAGTCCCTTCCGGAAGACAAGCTGGAGAAGGGCGAAACCGACAACGACGTTGTCGTCTGGGAAGTCTGGTCGAAGAAGGATCGGAGGGTATGGTTCGTCGAAGAGACGACGGGCAAGATACTCAAGATCATCCATGATCCGCTGGGGCTGAAGAAGTTCTTCCCGATCTGCACGCCCATGCAGCCGATCGAACTGACGGCCCGGCTCATGCCGGTCAACCCGTTCGCGATCTACCGCAAGCTTGCCGACGAGCTCGACATCACCACCCGCCGGATTGCGGTCATCACCAACCAGATGCGCGTCCGCGGCTGGTATGCGGGCGACGCGACCGAACTGGCGAACATGCTGGACGCGGGCGACGTGGATTTCGTCCCGGTGGCCAATCCGGAACTATGGGCATCGCACGGCGGCATCGAGAAGGCCGTCGCCTTCTGGCCGATCGATAAGTTCATCCAGGCGCTGCGCGAGCTCTATGCCAATCGCGAGCAGACCAAGCAGGCGATCTACGAGATCACCGGCATTTCGGACATCGTTCGCGGCGCGACCCGAGCGACCGAAACCGCCACGGCCCAGCAGATCAAGAGCCAGTGGGGCTCGCTTCGCATCCAGAAGATGCAGCGCATGATGGAGCGGGCGGCACGCGATCTGTTCGTGATGATGGCCGAGATCATCCCGGACAAATTCTCCGCCGAGACACTGCAGGCGATGACGGGCATCCAGCTCAAGCCGACGCCGCAGGACCTGGCGCCCATCCCTCCCCCGCCCGCGCCGCCGGCCGGACAGCAGTTGACGCCTGAAATGCAGCAGCAGCTTCAGCAGGCCCAAGCGCAGCACCAGCAGATGGAGCAGCAGCGCCGGCAGAAGCTGGCCCATATGGAAGCGCTGAACCATCTGCTCAACGATGACGTGACGCGCATGTACCGCATCGACGTGGAGAGCGATTCCACGGTGCGCGCCGATCTCACGCAGAAGAAACAGGAGCAGGCCGAGTTCCTGCAGGGTTCGGCCGCGTTCTTCCAGTCGGCAGGTCCGGCGGTGGATGCGGGCGTCATCTCAAAGGAAGGCGCGATCGAAATCTACGCCGCGACGGCGCGGCTGTTCACGCTGGGCAAGTCGACCGAAGACGCGCTCGACCGGGAAATCACCAAAGCGAGGGAGGCCGGCAAGCAGCCGCCTCAGCCAAGCCCCGAGCAGCAAAAGGCACAAGCCGAACAGCAGGCCAGCCAGGCTGAATTCGAACTGCGCCAGCAGGAAGCGCAGGCCAAGGCGCTGGTCGACGGCAAGAACGCCGAAACCGAAAACATCAAGGCCCTGACCGCACAGGAAACCCAGGCGGTCGAAAACCGCATCAAGGAAGCCAAGGCAGCCGATGACGCGCTGGCCCGCCAGATGGAGCGCGACGACAAGCGGTCCATGGCCGAGCTCGAGCGGTCCAACGCGGCGCAGCGGCACGCTCAGGACATGGAGAAGGGCACGCTGGAGCTGCAGTTGCTCCAGGAAAAGATCGCCCAGACCGAGGCCGGCACGGACAAGACCATCGCAACCACGGCGGCCAGTCTCGCCGCCGCAGCACAACCGGAGGGCAATGCCCATGGCGGCTAGCACCGATCACGACTCGCTGACCACCAGCTACACGCAGCTCGCGGCTGATTCCGCATCGGGCCTTGTTCAGTACATGTCGGGCAAGAACGTGCGCATTCACGTCGGCTCGTCGACCCCCTCAGATGCCACGACCGACTACATCCTGATCGGTGGTAACGGGAAGCTGCCGCTGGCCTTCTCGTGGGCCGGCCTGACCACGGGCGACGATGTCTATGCCCGCGCCGACGAAGGCACGGCAACTGTCGTGACGGTCGCCGCCTGATGGCCTACCGGCTCGCCATGGACAGGATTGGCCTGCATGGCGGGTGGGCCGATGGCGTGGGCGTTGCCCATATGCAGGGGCCAGTTACAGGTGGTGGCCCTTCGCCGGGCCGCATCAACGTGTTGCTGACCTATGGTCAGAGCAACATGCTCTTCTTCAATACAGGAACCGGCTTTTCACCATCGCTGCCGGCGGATACGTGCTTTTTCTGGGACAACGACAACGACGTCTGGATCGACCCGCCCGGCGAAGGCCTGCGGACGATGCTCGTCAGCCTGACTGCCACCTACCCGGGTGAGCGCTTCTACGTCATCAACGGCGCCGTCGGCGGCGTTAACAGCGATCTGCTGGTTGAAGGCGAGACCCATTACAACACGTTCGTAGCGAACATCGCGGCGGCCCAGGTCGATGCCGATCGGCAAGTCCTGCTCGTCAATCATGGCGAGGGCGACGCCAATAGCGGCTTCACCGGCGACGGCTCGGACTGGCAGAACAACTGGGACGCTATCCACCAGTCGCTCTGCGACGAGCTGGGGCTGACGCGGGCCCAGATGCCGCTGATCATCACGAGCCTCGGTCCTACCGACTGGGGCGCGCCGACGCAGCCGGACAGCACCGATCTCTCCTGGTCGACCATCCGTGCGCGGCAGGCGACGATCAGCAACAAGAACCCGAACATGTACTATGCGGGTTCGAACGTAGCGACGGCCGCCGGAGCTCTGGCGGCCAATGGTGGCGACGGGGTGCACTACGACCCGGCCGGCCACAACATGCAGGCCCACATGTTCTTCCGGCAGATTGCCAAGCTGTGGGACAATATCGGGGCACCGGCGAACTGGAACATCAGCGAGCCGACGGCGATCAGCGGCACGGTCACGCGCGCAACGCTTTCCCACTCACGTGGGACCGACTTCACGCCGACCAGCGGCATAACCGGCTTCGAAGTGTCGGCTGATGGCTCGACCTGGGTGAGCGCGACCGGTGCGCGCGTCGACGCCACGCATATCGACCTGACGCACTCGGCGCTGACCTACCCGCTGAGTTTCCCGGATGGCGACCGACTGATCCGCTACCAGTATGGGCGGAAACCGAATGTCAGCGCTGCGGTGCGGGACAACTCGGACATCGCCGCGCCACTGAACCATTCGTCGGGCCTGCTGCTGATCGACTACGCCAACCCGGTGATGACCAGCGGCGACGACTTCGATGTGACCGAGGGCGAAACCTACGTCGCCACGCTGACGGCGTCGCGCCCATCGACCTTCGGGCTCAGCGGCACGGACGCCGCGCTGTTCGAGGTTGTGATCAACGGCAGCGACAGTGAGCTCCACTTCGCTGACGCGGCTGAGGTGGGCGAATTTGACCTGTCGGTCACGCCGACGGCAGTAGACAATGGTGACGTGGGGGCTGCGCAGCCTCTAGCCGTCGAGGTAGTTGCCAGCGGCGGCGGGCTCTCGATCACGCACATCGGCAACATCCATTCGATTGATGACGCCGTGTCCGTCAGCGGAACGCTCGACTTTGGGGCAGCCGCCGGCAAGCTGTGCGTGGCCGGCATTGCCATTTCGGAAGGTCAGACCGCCCCTCCG